TCCATGCTATTCTTGCAACAGGCTTTTTCCTTTTCGACGGATATAATTCCCAAAAACATTCAAAGCCTTTTTCTTTTTCGTTAACCTCTAATCCATTTTGGGTTTGCTCGCGTGCGTGCGCGTTATTATTATTATTATCATTGTTTATCATTGTTATATTATTATCATTATTGTTAGATGTTAGCTGACTGTTAGGTTGTCTGTTAGGTGTCTGTTGACCGTCTGTTAGCTGACTGTTAGGTTGTCTGTTATCGACTTCCCTTTTTCCTTGATAAACCTGCCAGTTTACTATAGTTATCAGCCTTCCAGTCTTTGTTGATTGGTCTGTTAAAAAATTCATATTTTCAAACTTTTTTAACGCAGTCCTTACATTTTGGACTGTTAGTCCATTTCCGCAAGCTTTTACGATATTAGGCAAGCTTGTTATAAATTGTCCCGGTTGGCAAATAAATTCTTCTCCCTGCCAATACCACTTTTTTTCACTGTGATTTGCCATTAAAAGCAGAGTGATTAAAATTACTTTTTGCTCAACTGTCGTAACCTGCCAAATCGGACTATCTAACAATTTTCGATGTAAAGCAATAAACCCAGTATTCATAGCACTTTACTCCTGATGGTCATATTTTGTAGATAAATACGCTTTTACCTTTTGCCCAATTACAACGCCCTCGGCGGCATTGTGGCGCAGGTAATGGCATTTATTACAAAGCATTGCCATATCTTCCAATCTATCCTGTCCGCCTTGTGACTTTAGTGGCTCATGGTGTGGCTTAACTCCAGGCTCAACAAAGCTATTGCAGTTTACACACAAACAATCATCACGCCGATATACTTCCTCGCAGAGTTTTTTAAGCGCTTTACCCTTAAGTCTTATCCTCTTTATTTTTGGAATCATCTTTAACGCCCCACTCCTTGATCAGCTCATCTAATTCTTCCTGCGGCCTTGTTTCTACACCAATCTCTTTTGCCGTCGATACCAAACAATCTATAAAACGGCTCATCTCTTTCGTGTCATAAGCACTGCTACCGTAATATACCCTTACATTGCTATAGCCTTTAATGTTCTGACATTCACCAAGCAATTCAGCTATCCAGCCAACACCATTACTTTGCCAAATTTCAATAGTTCTGTTTACAGCGTCAGTTGGCACTGGCCATATTCTGCCGTAACCACATTCCCTGATCGCTTTCCTGTAAACATCTTCCTTGCTGTGAAAGCTCTCTTCTGACAGCTTTTCTGCTATCTTTTGGCATAATACCCAAGCGTATTTATTAGCGTCGTTAGAACGCCCTTTGCGCCATTGCTTGACCTCTACAACATACTGCTTTTCAGGATCGATTTTATTGATTTCTTCTTCCTCTGATAAAGGGACAGGTACCACTAAATTTATGTATCCCATCCCTTTTAATGTCTGTAACCCTTTAACCGTGAACTTCATTTTGCTATTGCCTTCTGACATTTCATACAGAGCGGCCTACCAAATTTCTGCACGCTATAATCATGTACTTTTTGGCCAATTTCAACCGTGCATTCCTGACACATCAAAAATTGTGGTCCAGTATTTTCGTCAGGAAACGCAGGCTGTGTTTGTTCTATTGGCGTAGGTGATGTTGCTTTATGTTCCGCTACAGGCGCATCAACTTTTTTACCCAGCTCAAACCGTACAACACCCTTACTGTCCACGATTTTTAGCTTCACAAACTCACTTTTAGTCCGATCGTACTCTATGTCTTTCACAAAAAACTTTGCAGTGATTTTCCCATTGGTAGATAAATCCTGCTTCGATAGCTTCACCCATATAAACGGAGCATCGTATAGCTCACGTCCAATGCCCCAGTTAAACCCGGCACGTTTAAAACTATCACTTGCCAGTCCCTTGGCGGCTTCTGTGTTGCTCTCAGTGCCAGTATCCTCTTTTTCGATCCACTGCTTTTTATCATCATCCCACACCGAGATGATACAATTTGCGTTATCCCGTCCGTGATGCCGCTGCCAATTCATCGGTCCGAATGTCTCGTCAAGAATGCGCATATCGACCCTAGCGTCCTTATACAACAACAACGAACACCCGCTGTTATCTTTTTTTACCGTGGCGACCCGACATTCAACTTCATCTGCAGTAAGAAGTCTTATTTCTTTCATTGCCTATACCCCCTTTGCACCGTTCTGCACGTCTAAGCAATTTAACAGCCTGCTTTGCGGTTACTTTAGGCTCACCGTATGCCTGCTGAAGTGCACGAAAGGCCGCTAACTTTTCTTTCTCATTCATTTCTATGTCCTCCTAAAACTCTCTAAAAGTTTGACCGCCGCATCTACAGCGTGTATCCTCTATTGGCACTCTACATCCACAATGCGCACATACAACGACCGGATACGGAGATGAACGGACCGGAATTTTAACTGGTTCTGAAAACGTCTTTTTTATTATTTCTACTGCAGTATTCAAACGATCGATTTTTGTTTGAGTACCATTGAAGATTACACTACTCTCAAACCTACTCTCGAACTCCTGCTGTAACTTATCCATTTACAAATCACCTTCGCTCTGCTAAAATGAAGGTGGACGCTAAACTTCGTAAAATTTACAGTCCACCCTGAGCTATCGAAGCTGCAACTTCGGTAGCTCTTTTTCTTTTGCCTATCATCTCAACACCCCTACAGTCACTACAGCAGCCATAATAGCAATGTATGTTCCGACAAATATTGCAGTAGTTGCTACGGTAAAATCTCTAATCATAAGCCTGCCACCTGCCCCATAGCGTAACCTATGTCATATATCAGCTTAACTACTGTTGCTATAGACAAAGCGGTCAAAGCCCATACACAAGGTTGCTCCTTAATACTCTCTTTCATCACTACTGCTGTTCCTGCTACTTTGATTAGTACTTTCATAATTCAACCTCCTATAAAGCCTTTAACGCTGCTTCAAAATCAAAATTTTTCCTTCGCTTACGACTTCGCTTTATCCCATTAGAGCGATATTCCATATTCTCACGCATAACTTGTGCTAAAGCTTCATCAACTAGCGGAGGATCTAACCTATATACCTTACCAATCCGAAGGTATGGGACAATTCCTTCACGGCAATACCTTCGAATGGTAACCAACGATAATCCTCTGCTTTTCGCATACTCGTCACACGTCACAAGTTCCATCTTCCTGATCCTCCTTTCTTTCAATTTCATCCAATCCCTTCTACTTTAAGTAGAGCTACTTGTTAAAAAAAATAGTATCATACGGAAAGCCTAAGTTTTTCGAAATAACCTTTGCTTGACCAACGGTAACATTATCTGGGTTTTGTTCAAGTTTACGATACGTTTGAACATGGATTCCTAGAAGTTCCGCCATATAATCTTGTGTCTTTTCTCTAAGTAATCTGGCTTGTTTTAACGAAATATCTTCCATTTTATCGCCTCCTATGTGTTTCCTCTGATAATATTCTAATCTACTTTCGGTAGATTGTCAACCGCTAAAAGTAGATTTTTTTCATATCATCATTGATTTTCTTCTACTTTCAGTGTATTATATAAAAAGAGGTGAAATCATTGGGAATAAAAGAGAACATAAAATTACTAAGAGAAAAATATAAACTATCTCAAAAAGATTTGGCCCTTATCGCGGGAGTTACGGATAAGGCTGTTTCTACATGGGAAAGTGGTGCAAAAGAACCGCGAATGGGTGCCATTCAAAAAATAGCAGATCATTTTGGATTAAAAAAAAGTAATCTCATTGAAGATAATGGCCTTACCGAAAAACAGGGTTATTACATTGATCCTGAGGCAGCAAAGATGGCCCAAGAACTTTATGAAAATCCAGGTATGCGTATATTATTTGATGCGGCCAAAAATGTATCTCCGGAAGATTTAAAAGTAGCTGCAGAACTCATTTCAAGAATGAAAAAGAAAGAAGAATACGAAGAGTAACAGGAGTGATAACCATGATATCAAGGGTGGTTCTTGCAGACCTTCCTTGCAAAATAGGTGGATATTGCGTTACAAATGCGGATGGAGAAAAAATATGTGTCTTGAATGCACGTCTTACCTATGAAGCAAACAGAAAAACTCTTCTGCATGAGCAGGAGCATATTATAAATAATGACTTTGATAACTATTGTTTTGTTGATGAACTTGAAGCTCAACGTCATAAATGAATTTAATAAAAACTATAAGTATAGAGGCACTAAATTATGGATAATAAATTTAAAATTAACACTATTAATCTTACTAACATTTTGTTATTAATTATCATATGTATGCTTTGTTTCCAAGCGTATCAAATAAATTTAATATCACAAGAAATTGATAGCCTTTGGCTTATTCAATCTGATATAGATGATGTATCTGACGACTTGCGCTACATTCAACGTGAGCTGTCTGATATACAGTCTTACCTTATAAGTTTGTAAAAACATCCCTAAAAATATAATAAAAAAGGACGTGAAGCAATGTACGGCGACGGAACAATATGGTACGACAAAGCACGAAAAAAATATTGTTACGACTATTGTGACAACGACGGTAAACGTCACCGTAAACGCTTTGCCACCGAAAAAGAAGCCAAAGAATTTAAGAAAGAAATACGGGCAGAACGTGATAAAGGAAATCTTACATCCTCTTCTATTACCATTGGAGAATGGGTAATAGAATTTTTAGAAACATATCAAAAACCACACCTGCGCAGCAACAGTTTTGCAAGGCAAAAACAAAGTGCTAATAAGCTTGCTCCTATTGCGCATATACCAATCGACCAACTCAGCGGCAAAGAAATACAAAAGCTGTATAATAGCTATGACGGTGTTTTAAGTACCTCTTCAATAAGTAAGATACATAAGTTACTTTTCGCCGCTTACAAGAAAGCTGTGGCTCTGAGAATGGTACAATATAATCCAATGCAAGCTGTTGAACCGGTGAAAATCAAATATAAAGAAATGTCAGTATTTTCTTTTAGTGAACTGCTTCGCATCTTCCGTGTACTACGGACCAATAAATACTATAAAAAATACTACACATTATTTTATTTGCTCCTTGTACTTGGCTGCAGGATAGGTGAACTTCTTGCAATAAAATGGGAAGATATTGATTTTGATAAAAGAGAAATTTGTATACAACGCGCAAAAGACAGTGGTACTGGTCAAGTATTCCATGATCCTAAAACAAAAGCCGGTATACGTTATATTCCGATTGTCTATGATGCATGCATAGAAAGACTAAAAGCTATGCAGACAAGTGGTAAAATCACTTATATAAACGGCTTCGTATTTTGTACCGAAAGCGGCAAAGCCCTTAACTATGGAAATATCCGACGTGCTTGGGTAAAGATATGTGAGTTGGCCGGAGTAAATAAAAATATCCACACATTCAGGCATACATTTGCAACAGCAGCACTCACCAAAGATATACCCATCTTAGAAGTATCAAGGTGTCTTGGACACGCTGATGCAAACACAACACTTAAAATGTATGGACATGCAATGCCAGGATTTAACAGACATATAATAGACCTTTTTCAGAAGAAAAAAACAAAGAGTGCGACCAAAACTGCGACCATAAATCAACAAAGCTAGTTATATCAATGGTTTTAAAGCTTACAACAAGCCCTCCGGAGCCGTGTGCGGTGGTTCGATTCCACTCGGGCGTACCAGCAAAAAAGTACCGTCAAAGCCTAGTTTTCAAGGGCTTTGACGGTTTTTATTTTTTGTGAATCATATTCTTGATAGTGCCGTAAGAAGTCGTGAAATGGCATTAAAAAACGCTAAAGTGCGACCAAAACTGCGACCACTTTTGACATATTAATGATGATGCTTCCCAGCTCTCCACAGATAAAATACCTTACCTGTACCAGCATCAGGATCATTGATGTACGCTTTAGCAAATTTAACATACTGAGCAACATCTTCTCCCCATAGGTGAGAATAATCGCTATGTAACATATTCAATAAGTAATACCAATCATACTTATTGGCTTTAATACCATTTTGATCCATGACACGGGTTGTTTCTTCTAACGTCCAATGCTCGCCAGCAGTGCCGTCAACATTTTTCATTTCCGAAACGGCTTTTTTAGCAAGATGCTCATCGAAGTGTGGTCCATGAGCTACGCAATGAATTTTCATCATTACAGCTTCATAATCATCTTCATCGTGTGCTTTAAGTTTTTCCAAAGCTCCACAGACGATACAATCTATTTCATCTTCTTTCATTTCATCGCCGTCCACGATATCAATATAATCTTCGTACTTATGCATCCTTGCTCACCGCCTTAGTATTTTTTACGGTCTGAACTTCAGTATTATCTTCTGCAGGTTCTGCTGTTGCTACAGGCAGTCCGGTTACAGTACCACAGTTGCAGGCAGCAATATAGCCGCATTCAAGAACAAAGGTTGCACTGTCAGCAGCTACCAGCAAAGAATAATTACGGCGCGTTCTTACCTGATTTGCATATAAATGATGTCCGCATTTACGATTTACATTATACAAAGTAGCACCAGTACCGATTTTAATAACTACTGGCATAAGATTTGTAGCAGTAGAAGGAATATCCTGCGCTATCCTAATACAATATCTAACGCAGTTTTCATAAGTGCCGGCAGGAATGGTCAACACCAAGTTACTGCCGCTTACTGCTACAGCCGTGGTCAATATAGTTCTGCAATTACAAGTTGCCATTTATAATTCATCTCCTTAAATTAAAACAGGGAAGCGTGACAGCTCCCCTGTTTCTTAGTCACGCATTCAGCGGATATTAGCAGTTACCACAGCCGTTGCAGCCATAGCCATTCATAGCCGTATAAGGGCTACAAGTGATATAAGCCGGTTGCGGGAACGGGCGTACTGCATTGATAATGTTGGTAGTTTGAGCAACGTTACCAAGTTGCAGTTGAGCAGCTTGCAGCTGATCGCGCAATTCCTGCATTACGTTAGCAGTAATCAAAGCACGAGTTGCTTCACCTTCTGCATGAATTGCAGTCGTGATCTCACAAGTGTTCTTGTAATTTTCTGCACGAACCGCATCAATGTTACGATTGGTTTCGCAGCAGCATTGCTGAGCGGCAAAACGGCTTTCAGCAATAGCAGATTGTACACCGCTAAAACCTTGACACAGGTCTTTTTGAATGCCAAAGCTCTGGTTTGCTACTTGAGTAAAACCTTGATTTAAAGTATTATTCAGATTGGTATAGAGAAATTCATTAGTCAAAGTATTTACAGCACCATTGGCGCCGCCTCCGAAACCACCGAATCCACCGCCGCCCCAGGCAAGCAGAAAGAATAACATTACTACCCACATCCAGCCGCCGCCAAAACCTGCGCCGTCTGCTGCTGCGGTACGGTTATTCAAATCGTATACAGGCATTACGCCAGTACCTTCCATAGTCATATAGAACATCTCCTTTAGATTTATTGTTTAAAATCCTTTGGTGGCCACCGGTCAGATTTTAATACCAAATTGCGATAAAAGCTGTTGAGCCTGTTGAGGATCAATACCACGTTGCTGGGCGAGATTCATAACAGTTTCTTTTAACTGTTCTGGAGACTTACCTTGCGCCATTTCCATTGCGCGCCCAAACAGGGGATTGTTCCCCAGCATTTTCTGCATTGCTTCCATCGGGTTTGGGTTGCTGCGAAGCTGATTGAATATTTGCATCATTGTGAACGGATTCATTTGCATTTATATTCTCCCCTTTCATATTCATATAACGCTCTAATGAGCTTACTTTTTGCTGCAGGGCCTCTACTACTTCTGCATCGGCATAACGTTTAGGTATAGCCTCTTTTTCAAACGAAAGTTTATAAGTTTGGATAACCGGCATACCATTCATATCAATAGCTTTTGCGTAAATACAATTATCGGCCGGACAAGGGAAATATGTCAGGCTTCCATCTAAATCAATTTGGGCAGCCTTTACTTCATCTAAACTTGCAACTGTACGCCCTTTCATCATCAGGGGCATAGGCGGTTGTGGAACAAACTGCTGTTGTTGATACGCCGGCACCTGCGGCATTTGAGCTTGATAATTATTTAAACGTTGCTGAGTTACTCCCATCATTGCTGGATTAACAGGAGCATAAGGATTTACATACATTGTTATCGCCTCCGTTTCTTACTTATATTGTCGCCTAAATCAGCTCTTATAATCCGTAAACATTCCCTCATAATTCCCTAATATGAACATAAAAAATAAGGCAGCCACAACTATTATGTGACTGCCTTTAATGCTCTCTTAACTGAATTATACGCCTGCTGCAGATCTCTTTCGACCGTTTGCACTGACGTATCTATTTTCATCGCTATTTGATAGTTTTTAAGATCGTGAATAAACTTGAGTTCTATAATTTCTATTTGCCGCGGCGTTAGTTTGGCTTCTGAAATGATTGGCTTCAAATTCCTTTCGTGTGGACTGCGAAAGCCAATCTCTTGCCTGCAAACGGCAAGTATCCATATAATCACCTGCTCGCTGCTATCGCTCCTACTAATACCCCTCCTGCAAATCCCCAAAAGGCCTTCTGTTTCTGCTTTAATTCACTTCTGGACTTTTCCTTTTTTATTTGAGAGCTCAATATCTCTAAGGATTTGTTTTGCTCTGCTATTGTCTTGTTGGAGTTCTGTAACAATTCTTTCCCCTTCGTTAGCTCGCTCTCTGCCTTCTGATAGGATAAATGCTGCTCTTCGGTTAGCTCCATCAGCTCGTTCGATTTCTTTTTCTGCAGTTCCAATATGTTCGACAGCTTGATCAATCGACTTTCCGATCTTTCGGTTATCTCCCATAACTCTATGAACTGTTCCCTGGACATCGTTATTGTTTCCGGAAGTTCCTCCGCAAAACAATTTAAAGAAAATGATAAGCACAGCAATAAGGGCAAAACTAATAACAAGATACTTGCTATACCTGATTTGTTTTTCTTCATTCACTTTCTGCCCTTCTTTCAAATTAAATTCTATTTCATTATCATTAAGATAGTTCTATTTTCAATATAATCAACCTGTGCGCCGTTTTCTATACTCCCACTTATATTTCCTAGTGTTTTAGAGATAAAACAACGCACAGGCTAATTCTGTGGCTAGCTTTTATCTTACAGATTGTAATAAGTAATGCACCCTACCAGAATCACAAGAGCAATACCAGCCCAAATCAAAATACGCTGTTTTTCCATATTAGTCACCTCCTTATACAATCTTTACCAATTATGATGCCACCAGATAGCCTTCCCGCGAATAACATCACCGCCTGGTTTCAGTTCTCCGTCGCCTGGCACATCTGGCAATTTCCACAAGTCCCAGCGTTCAAAAGTAGTTGCCGGGCCATAGTCGTCTAAGTCTGCTGCTTCTGCATGTGTCATTACGATATCGGCATTAATGTCCAATTCAAGTTCCTCACACAGTACAGCTACAACTTTCGCCATACTATCTATCTGTAACTCTGTCGGTGGCACGTTGCCAAAGTCGATATGCCCATCAGCATAGGCTACAGCATCTACACAGCACGCTAAAGCAATACCAATAGCTCTAGAATTGCGCCGCCATGTATGAGCCTTATATTCAGTTAAATCATCGGTTGTCGCCATAACAGCGCCGTCGCTGTCAATGTTTAGGTGATAGTCACTAAAAAATTGGTGATAATAACCAGCTGACCAATGTAGATAGATCTTATCAATATTACCTCTAGCCCTTGCTGCTAACTGCCGTAGCTCATCTAAAGTGATTCTTTTTGTTACTGTCCCCATTATTCTCTGCCTCCTTTTCAAATGGATCAGGGACACCGTCCCCGTTTTTATCTACTAAACTCGTAGCTATGAAAGTCACAAATGCAACCATAGCCGGACCTGTGATCTCACGTATCAACGCCAGCAGGTCAGACATAATAATCTTATCTAGCCATAACCACATATACATCCATGCAGCGTAATAGGTCAGTATCAGTAAAACGACTGCAATAAAATAGCCTACAATGACAGCCATTATTTTGGGCGACATTGAGGCTACTTTATTTCTGGCACTCACTATTAAGTTTTTTATTTTCTCAAACATAAATATCACTTATCCCTTTGATCATTCACTTTATAACTACACCATAAACAGCTACCGCTAATGTCGCCAACCAAGCCAATAAACTTACGTTTCCGCGTATGCAACCGCTTTGACATTCTAAGTTTGTTATACGCTCCTCGTGATCGGCAATTGTTTTTTCTTGCTGATCACATTGTCTATTTTTCGCCTCACCCAAGACAACGAGCCTAGTTATCTCCTGACCCATTTGGTCTAATCGTTCAAAAATTCTTTTAGTATCTCCTTCTGCCATATCAATGCACCGCCTAATCTAATATAATAGCGTCCAGTTCTTCTTTACTCTGGGCTGCATTTACTTCAGCCTGTTTTATCCAACCATTCTGTTTACAAGTGCCTCTGTGAAGTCCTAGATCAACATTCCACTGCAATAACTGTTCTTTTGTTAAAAAATATACCTGCTTAATATTTGCATTTTCTGGATATCCTCTCATTGGGTATCCATTGGGGAAATTTTCATTAAATTTTTCAGGCGAAAGATAGATTGTGTTGAGATCGCTAGAAACTGTGTTTTGTGTATCTCTGTCGCTATCATACCTCACATGGCTACCAGTGCATCGAGAAGTAAACCCGCCAGTAATTTTATCTGCTGTCCATGCGTCAACCTCTGCCAGCTTCGCCACCTTCAATTCGTCAAAAGTTGGTGGCTCAGGTTCTTTATCTTTTGGTATTTCTTCATATTCCCACTTATCACCATTCCATTTAATTTTATAACCATCCTTTGATTCTGGTGGTTCTACATTTGTACAATCTGCAGGAATATTATAACGTCCCGACGGGCTTTTATCTGTATCGTCTAAAATTAAAATACCGATGTAATAACCGTTCCAGTCATATTTGTATACTGTTTTAGTTTCCATGTTTGCACCTCTTAATATTTAATTTGCGGTATAAGTACAATAGCTGGCGGTTGCACTGTATTACTTGCACCGTAGATTGAATTGCTGTTTGTGGCATTAAAGTTTATCAGATCATTAGCCACCCCATCTAATGTTAATGCACTTTGCCCGCCACTGCGCGAAGTGCTAAACACACCTGTTCCAACACCATAATAATTGTTTCTATATGCCAAGCCTGTTAGCGTGCCCTGAATATTTGGCAGTCCTGCTGCAAGCACCGCTGGCGAATCACCGCCCTGCAATACACGATTTAAATAATTTGGTAATATCATCGTTGTATTTCCATCTCCAACACCAAATTTCCATGGTTCAATATCAGGGTCACTTGTCCATAAATTATTATTATTAGCATAAGTAACCAGGTTAGGATAATCGGTGCGAATAACAGTGGCACCGTTTGCCTTTACGTATCCAGGCATAAGGAATGGACGATAAAATATATCTCCTATATTAGCACCTCCAAGTTCTGACCACTCGCTCCACGCTCCTGCATAATATAATCTTACAAATACTCTACCGTTAAATGGATAGTGGATAATAACCTGATTTGAGTTTAATTCAGTAGCTTGATCAACATAAAGAAAAAAACTCGTTTTTAGTGGCGCATTTAGAATAGTAGCAGCCTCTAAGTCAGTAGGACTGTAGTAATTTCCTGTTTCCAAATACAAATCTAGATTACTGTTTGCAGGGATATAAACACTGCTAGGCAACTGATCCTTAGGAACTTTTCCATCAACTAAATCAGCCTTGTTCTGTGTTTGTTCATTAATAGCCTCTTTAGTCTTTAATGGCGTCATTGCTTTAGTATCAGATTCACCGGCAATAGCTTCCTCTGTTGTCGCTATACCAGTAATACCAGCTAAACCTTCTAAGCTATCAGCAATACCCTGCGCTCTGTCTGCCTGCTCTGTAGCTGTAGTTGCTGAAGATGCTGCTGATTTAGCACTGCTTTCTGCACTTGTCTTACTCGCAGAAGCTGAATTTGCTGATGCTGCAGCTAACGTTTTAGATTCTAATGCAGATTCAGCACTACTAGAAGCCGCACTAGCGGAATCTGAAGCACTTTTTTTACTATTTTCTGCAGCAGTTTCAGCAGCCTTAGCATTTTCTTCACTTTTTGCAGATTTGGTTTCACTAGCTTTCGCATTATTCTCACTTGTTAATGCTGCATTTTTACTTGCTAATGCTGCATTAGCACTGCTAGAAGCTGATTCTGCCGAAGCCTGGGCTGTTTCTGCACTGGCAGCAGCAGACGACTGTGATGCAGCCGCAGCATTTTTACTTGCTAATGCTGATTCAGCAGAAGAAACAGCTGCACTTTTTGCGTTTTCTGCGGCAGCCACTTTTTCATCAAGTAATGTTTGAACGTTATTAACAGCATCTTCTGCCGCAGTAGTCGCAGCTTCAACAGCGGTATTTTTAGCAGCGACAGCTTCATCCTTTATTTCCGTAGTCTCATTTACCGCAGCATTTTTTATAGCGGTCAGCTCTTCGATTGCAGTATTTTTAACATTTGTTGTTTCGTTAACGGCGCTCTCTTTGACCTGTTTCGTTTGCTCTAATACATCTTTAGCTAAAGGTAACACCCTAGCAGGGTCCTCCGTCAGCACAAGCCCATCACCAGCATCATTGATTCTAAAACTCATTCCAGCCTTTACCGGAAAAGTATTATTAAAATTACTTACATCAATACCAGCAGATAATGTCCTATTCAATTTTTCATTTAATTGCTGACATATAAAAGTTAGATCGTCAAAAGACAATTCAATATTCTCTGCAAAAAACGGGCCTTGGTTAACCAGGTTCATTAGCTGATACAATGGCAGCTCACGATAAATAGTTATTTTATGACCATCAGGCAGCGGATCGCCATTAGCTGGATAAGTAACTGTTTTAGCTCCAAGATCAACAGAAAAATTCTCCGTTTCTACGGCAACGCTATCATCACCTGTAATATATACTTTTATATATTCAGGATGATCCGTCATCTGAAATGTTATTGGGAATTTCGTTGTCGCTCCATTACCAACATAAATATCTTTAACTGTCGTATTCTGTACAGTCATATGCTCACCCCCCTATATTTTTGCTGAGGCCGGAGCATCTTTAACCACAGTAGCATTTAGCATACTGGCTATAGTTGATGCTATCTTTAACTTCTCGTCCAAAGATGCAGCCTTCTTCTGCTCATCCAACAGTAAATTTATTTGGTCTTGTATGATAGCCTCTTTATCCATAATTTCACTCCTGTTCTATGTACTGGTGTTCATCAAACCAACGAACTTTTACGCCGGTTGCCTGCAAATCCAAGATATGTTTTTCAACAGCTTTATTACATCAGAATGACGTTTCCCAAAATGCTCCGCCACCTGCCGACTAGAAACAACTACCTGCCTGTCAATGATTTGCACTAAATTTTCCATAAGCCTCTCCTTCCAAATAAAAAAGCGCCTACCGAAGTAAGCGCTTTCTATTAAGTTCTAACTAACTTTATGATACTATTTTAACTCATTTTTATAGTGGTTTTGTCGGATACATTTTTAATTTTTTTACATCGCCTCTGCTCTCATATCCAATAACCTTACATTACTATTTTAACTCTTGTTAAAGGGCATTTTGTCGGAAACTTTTTAAAATTTATTTCCTAACATCAGACCAAGCTTATACCCCTGATCATAACAACGCCGGCTGGACTTATCCATAAATCGAACTACCTTCGACGACGATTCACGTTCTTTCTTTATCTCATATGCTATGGCTGCTACTTCTTCAAGCTGCGCCGGAGACAATTTGTTCAACAGCTCCCTAAATGATTCCCGCACTTTATTCATTATTTACACCGCCTTTGATTTGTTCTTTTACTTCTTTTCTATCAGCGGTGGAGATCTCGCTTTTTGTCTCTGTCATTTTATCACTATCTTCATTTATATATTTTCTTGCAAATTCTTCTTGAGATGTGCTTCTTACAACTTCGACAAATTTCTCCAATGCCCTTTTTTCTTCGTCAGGACACGACGACCTGTTTCCGTTCATGGTATATCCTCCTTGATATACCAGCCGAAAACTGCTATACTATTGTTATCAGCTTCGGCTGGTGGTTGAAACACTCGCTTATCTTTCCACGGACGGCGGGTGTTTCTTATTTTATATTACGCTCCTACTTTTTTATTATCAATAATACTTTGGATTACTGGAATTACCTTCCTATAATATCTAAATGTTTCTACCTGTTTTTGACAATGACGTGATTTGTCATAAAAATATTTACCATATTCAGCAGTTTTTAAATTATGCTGGTTCGCAATCCTGCCAACCATATTACCACTGATTCCAAGTTCTCTGCCAACCTCATCAGCAGATAAAGTATTTTCGTTTATAGACTGCATCGGTAGTAATGGTACGCCGCTCAAAACCTCTGCTGCTTTCTGCTGGCAGATATGTTTATATTCTAGCAGATCAGTCATTTGAGCAACTTTAAGGAATGTCGATGCAACTCTTGCACGGCTGTTATTTAATCGAGCTTCTACTTCTTTGGCCTTCATATCCTGATTTACAGAATACGATCCAGTTTTGCGAATCGTAGGAAGTATTTCGCTTGTTACCCAGCGTTTGAATTGTTTTGTGGCAGGTAGTTTACTAGATAGAATCAATGAGTATAATCCGCTTTCGTTAATAAGTGTAGCCCCACGTTGCCCAAAACTCGACGACGTTTTGTCGTTGAGTTTTTTATCTTCTTCATCAACATGCATTGAAATGGCTTTGTTTAAATCGCTATATCCAAGAATCCCCGCAACATCTTTGCCTACAAACCACGGTTCATTATTTTTTTCAATTACTCTAACTTTACCAAAAGCTTTGTTTTCAAAAATCTTCAGTTCATTTTTCATAAAAATATGCCTCCCATTTTATCTAGTCATCATATTTCCCAAACGGAAGCCAATTTCATAATTATCATATGAAGTTAATTTTACATCGCTAATTGCACGAATATTACTGAATATCTGTAACCCCAGCTCATTAAGAGTATTCGCAAAACAACGAGATTTTTCAGAAGTATTACAACGGTTATATAAATTTAATACTTCATGCAAAGCAATCAGCTTGCCTTCTAAATCCTTTATCTTCTTCTGCAGCTCTATATTCATAGGCGCATTAACAAGCATAGGTCTTTGTGGCTCACACGACGATTTCACCGGGAACAATTCAGCAGGTGTAAATTTTTGATTTCTCGCTTCGTATATCTTTCTAACTCCACTTTCGGTAAGTACTATTAAGGCAGCGATTGTAGACTTGATTTTATTCTCTCTGCGGTACTCGAATAAGTCATGTCCACGCAAGAAGTAAAAATCTACATTCTCTGTCATAAACCACGGTCTACGAATATAATTTTGAATCGACGACGCATCAACATTTAAAATCATAGCTACATCTAACTTAGTTAACACCGGTACGCCTTTCCAATATTTTACCGTAGGCTTATAAGCTTCCTCAATAAGTGTTTGCTGCAAAGGCTTTTTGCTTAGCTGTGCTTCCATTTCGTGAAAACGGTTGATATAAGATGCGGTAAATATTGCACCTTTTTCTCCAGTCTGCTTATGAGCTAAAAACTCACAACCATTTTTAGAAATTTTATAGGTTTTATAAAATCTGCCACTACCTGCTTTATATGATGTTTCTTTGAAAAAATCATCAGAACTCAATTTTGAGTTTTGCCTCAAATACCCTATGTACGTTTCAATATCTCTTAATAAATTACTATGCCTCTTTTCAAGCATTTTAGCAACTTCACGACTGTCTAAAGTTAAACTTTTAATGTTATTCATATATCATTGCTCCTATTCATTCCCACAGGAGTATGATATAATAAATTTATCAACTCTTGTGGTTGGTGCAAAATAGGTAGATGCTATGCTTTCCACGGCGGCATCTATCTATTTTTCTTTTTCTGCCAAGACTTTTTCAATTCCTTTCCTTACCGTCTCACCTTTAGTAACCTTATTTTTTCTACAATACTTATCTAATTTCTCACTTAATTCATTGCTAATTCTAATTGTAAGATTTTTGGAATTTGGATCATTTAGTCTTGGTCTTCCCGTTCTAGGGCTCACTATCTTCACCTCACTTTATGCCTTGCATTTATTATATTTTATGCCTTGCATAAAGTCAAGCGTTATTTTCAATAACTTATAACTGTGATATAATTGTGAAAAATACCGAATTGCGGAGGAATGATGCATGAAAGATTATTATGAATTATTAGAAGTGCATCCTAATGCTTCTCAAGAAATAATAAAAAAAGCATATGCCACATTAGCAAAAAAATATCATCCAGACACTACAAAACTTGATAAAGACTTTGCTAAAAATAAAATGGCAGAAATAAATGAAGCATACGAAATTTTATCTGATTTCCAAAAACGATCTAATTATGACAATATCTATAAAAATTCAGAAATACATCAACCATCAAATAACACTATTAACGAACAAACGAGAAAAAAGTCAATAGTTAATGTGCCACCAAAGAAATTTATTTTAGTCATTACATTCGTTATCTTTATATTTATTATATTCTATTTCATCACTCCTCCATCTCCAAAAATAAAATATGCTCCTGCAACAAATGAATATTTAAAAGATCCTATCGTAATTTCTTTTCTTCCATACAATCCAGGAAAAGCACTAGACTATATTAAAGATTTTTATGGAGAATTGACACCAGATCAGCAGTTAAAATTTAATGCTTTAGTCAAAACATTAAAAGAAAAAAATTTAAGTGACATTAATAACAATCCTATAAAAATCCCTTCAAACAAACCATTAATATATTCTGTTGCTGGTAACACACAAAAAACAGATCCTTCCATAAAGCCATTACATAAAGAATTGAGTGATCCTAATTTCTTTGATATAGAAAAAGAATACACAATTTTCGGTCGAACATTAGATAGTAATAAAAAACTATATAATTCTAAAGGGGCTATGTATGAAGTTATTACAAATGAGTTGCATTTGAGAAGAACGCCTAGTATAAATGGAGAAATATTAACAACATTAAATAAAGGTGATATGCTGAAACCAGATACCTCAAAAGATTCATATAATGTAAATTTTGATAATTATAATTGGTGTAGAGTCATACTAGAAAATGGAAAATTGGGTTGGGTAGCCACAAAATATTTAAAACTCAAATGTTAAAAATCGCAAGTTTCACACTTAATTAATCAAAATTGGGGGATACGATAATGCTTAAAAGGATTCTAATAATTTCAATAATTTCTATTTTATGGTGTTCAAGTATAGCGTTTGCATATGTTTTTGGTGGATCTAATTTAAGTTTGTCAATGTATCCAGAATTCAATTCATATTTACCTTACAACCCGAGTAAATATGAAGTTGAACTTTATGTCGAAGAAGCAAGAAAATATGTAGAAAACTGTAACAATGATATCCAGCGTATTCAAGAAGCACAAGCTGCGGCTATCCGTGAAGCAAATGACGCAATTTATAGATACAATAATGGATTCTGATAAAATACCCCCCTCAAATTTGAGGGGGGGTATTTTCTTTTAGCGTTCTTTTTTTGGTCGACGTCTAAAGATGTCGCCAACTTCCGGCTCCATATCATTGAACAAGATATCATATCCGTTAAAGAATAATTTGTTTAACTGTGCAGGCACGCCTAATGCTGTTCCAACAAATGTTGCAGTAGGCTCAACCAATTCGTCATAATCTGCTTTGCCCTGGTAAACCTTTTGCACCTTACCGGCGGCACGTTCCATTTGCTCTATCGTGCCTTGTACCGCAGTCATTCTATACCCGTAAGTCTGCATTCCTAAAGCCCTGCTCCAGATAGCATTACCAACCTGTCCAACCGGTCCGGCTAAACTCATAGGGTAAGTAAGCAGTTCTTTTGATATCTTTTGATATTCATCCTTATCTTCTTCAAATGGATCTTCGCCCGACAACATCAAGTTTATAAAAGCAAACATTACAAACTTAGCTCCCACAAACGAAGTAAGACGCATTATGTCTTTTTCTTTTAAGAAGATATTATACTCTCTGGCCCACTGATTATATTGTGTATTGAAGAAACCTTGGAAGGTAGTAAACAGTTTAAGCATAGGTCCGCCACGCAAAAGCGGTGCAACCTCCGTAACTCTGCTGCTGCCAAGTGTACGTCTAATAACCGTATTGGCAAAGTCCACAGCTTCTGCTTCGCCTGCACCAGCCCTTATTTTTTTGCCATACGCCTGCATCCATACCGGAATAGCAGAAAGATTATCAGTAGCGACCAGCAATCTTGTGCCAAATTCAACAGCTTTCTTTTCTATAGGATTCAGGCTTTCCATTTCTTTCATATCCCGCAGGGAAATATCAGGAAGCACAGACCTTTCTTTCATCCAAGGGGCTTTGCTGTAAACAAATTCCTTAGCCGATTTATATCCCTCTGCAAGTTGCATATTCATACTGTAATTACTCACAGCGGCAACGACATCACTATATCCAAAACCATCTACAGCATTACCATAAAGCAAGGGATTACCCAAGTTCTGAACGGCAGTTTTAAGGTTAAGCATAATAGCAGCATTTACAGTACGAGCCCTAAGCCAATTAGCAACACTGCCCATCCAGCTTTCACCAACAGAACCGCTGTTAGTACCTTGAGGATTTGCCGCACGTTCAAGATATTCTTTAAAGGCGGAGAAATCGGCCAGGCCTAATTTTTCTTTAATCAGAGTATACATTTCCTGATCGTTCATAATTTTGCGGAAATCGCCCATAACCTCACGGAAGCACAGATCATGTATCGCATCCATAGCAACATTAAACTCTGCTCCACGTTTTAGATTAACAGGATATTTAGCCTTAACACGTTCTTTTAAATGACCTCGTCTAGTGCTCATTGTTCTAATATTGCGTCCTTGTCTGGGGTCAGTATCAGAAATAACTTCTTGCCCAGCGTGTTTAGAACCAGTATCACCGTCACGCATCAGCGGGAAATAACCGCCACGCATAACAACAGTCTTGCCGTCTGATAACGTCAGCTCTACAGGCGACGCTTCTACTTTCTTAGGACTAAAACCTGTCCAACGAGTTTCAAGAGCTTCCATTTCAGACCAGTACATATCTGCAATATCTATCTTAGCCTGTGCATATTTTATATCCGCTTCAGTAAGATTACGCCCTAAGAAGTCAAGTAAATTGATTTTAGTCTGTACGATATCGCCATCTACCCACAAGGCAGAACTTTCAAAGCCTACCGGTCTAGTGCTGCACAATACTCTGGCACTGCTCTCGTTTCCTAAATTCATAAGCATTTTTACTAAAACGTGCTTATCTACAGAAGTACCTAGCTCATCATATTTTTCCTGATAATCGGCCGCCTTTTCTGCAGCTTTATCCGGCAGCCATTCCCTGTAAGCCTGCGCTGTTTTTTCCTCATATTCTAAAACTTTTCTTGTTTCATTATCGGCTGCTTCTCGAATAGCTGCGCCAAAATGTTTGCTGAAAAATCCATACTGCCAGTCGTCCATCATTTCAAAAAGATTGTCCGTACTGCGCAAAGATGCTTTTAGCTTCTCCATTACTGTAGGCTGCTGTGCAACGCCAACCTGCGGTTTCCAGATAGTTTTCAGCTTATTAAGTGTTTCCTGTGCTTCAGCTTTAAATTCAGCATAGGTAGCACCTTTCTGTAAAGCATTGATACTCATTTCCTGTTTAGCGATCGCTTTGATATTTTTAAGCGCGTTTACTACATCTTCAAGCTGACTTGCCGTCATACGTTCACGAGGATTTGTAATGCTAACATCCTCATCCATTATCCAATCAGCAACTGCAACATTGTCATAAAGATCATCCATATCATTCAGATAGTCTGATAAAGTTTCTGTCTTTTCAAAATCAGAATAATCTTTACGCTTATAACCGAACCTTTCCATAATTGCTGCTGCTTGAATAAAGTTTCTTTCATTACCCCACGTTTCCCTTTTAGCTTTAGCCTGCTTCCTGAAATAATTCTGCCACTTAGCATACTGATTACGCAGTCTTACGCTTTCAACTACACAAGCATGATTAAACGCCTGGACGTTTTTATATCGGACCGCCGCAGAATAATCATCATTTTCCAATGCCACAGCAGCTTTAGCCGCAGCGTTTCGTTCGGCAGTAATATACTTTTGGGTATTCAAAGCCTCCTTTAATTTCACTCTGTTCTGCAGGTCCATCTGTGCCTGTATTTTAGCCGTTTGCCTGCGTGCAACAGCAAGTTTTCTAAGAGTTTCAGCATCACGCTGACCCTTTAACAAGCCTTGTGCTTTATCCTCAATAAGCTGTGCTTCTGTATTTATCAAAAGACCGCTCTCGTCATTATACATAGCATCACGTGCAGCTTCTTCAGCAAGCCCTCTCTCTTTGTAAATATCAGGGAAGGCGTCTTGCACCATTTCATCAATATGTCTGTTAACCGCACCATTAAAAGATGGTTCTGATATAATCGTTTTAGCCAGCTCGTCACCGGAAGTAAAACCATTAGCTTCAGCGATCATATCAAAAGTTGCCATTTTACTTTCATCAAAATTACCTTCTAAATATCTGTTAGCTATGCCCTTAGCCGTTTTTAAATCAGATGCAATATCAAGTATCTGCTCCGAAGCCATATATAACGGCTGTTTTGCAATCGCTTCTTTGACCTGCGGTTCTACATCTTCACGATATTTTTGAATTCGGTCTTTACGCTCCTGATTGAAATTAACAAGGCTTTCTTTTGTTAATAACTGTACTGCCTTATTGTGAGCTTTAGCAGCAAAATTACGCAGCATTTGCTTACGTGGTTCTGAAAGTGCATCTAACACAACATCTGGCAAAGCAGAAAAATAACCGTCAATACGCTCCATTTCTGATATTTGCTCTTCACTTGCCAGCATCCTGTCAAAAACCTGCCTTACTTCATCGTTGATTGGAACAGCATTTTTACTGCGCTTATCCGAAAAAACGGCGTTATAAACAGCAAGCAGCCATTTTTTGAACCTGTTAAATACCGGCTGCAGCTCTTTTGAGGGCGCCTTGCCTTCAAGCATATAAGTTTCTGCGGCCTCTGCCCAGCGTTCATGTGCTGCTGTTTTTTCTTCCTGCGACAAGCTATCCCAGTCTTTAGTTACACCTGCATAATCAAGCATAGTCTGACGGTCTTTTTTCATCTGCTCTGTAGCATTAGGGAGAGCCCCTTCACGCATGAGATTCTCAATAAAGTAATGTCCGACAGCTTCATGAATAACAGTGCTCATATCAGCACCTTCAAACAGGCTGATAATTGCTTTGCCTTCTTCGTCCCAGGTGATAGCGCCTTTAGTTTTCCCTTCGGCCTGGTAGTATCCCTGCATTTCTTCTCGTCTCTTGCGAAGTGCATTTTCATCTGGTATACTATTATTAAGAAAACCGTCAAGGTCGGTGCCTTTGATAGCGGAATCGCTGCTATCAGACTGTAACCACTTGGCGGTTTTTTCTTTGTTTACATATGCAACTCTGCCTTTTTTGATATTATGCTCAATAAACCAATTATAATTTGTGCCATTAGCACCGCCTTTACCATAAGCGCTGTTAATGGCATTTACTTTATAACGGTCACGGCTTACATCAAGATCAAGTGGAACAATGATAGTAGAGCCTTGCGCATCTTTCAAATCCAGCACTACCACCTTCCGCCCTGAATAAGAATCTAATACCATTATAGGATCAGCAAATGCCCGTGGTAATTGTTTCAAAAGGTCCGGTGTCATACCATCAAAGTGTTTTTCAAAAATATGGTTGATCCTGCCACCGTCAATAGTTACAGGCAAAATTTTACCGCCTGCAAGGTTTATCGCAAGCGGCGTAGTCATTACCTTATATGGTTTCGTTTCGTTCAACGTACCGGCTTTATATTCATCTACGATACCAGAAAAGTTATTTTCATCCTCAAGCAATTTTTCGTTAGCACTTTTAGTTTGCATATACCGGCCATTAGGAGTGCTGACAACTCGTTTGAAGCTTAAAGGGTTATCTCTGAAATACTGCATAGGGTCATCAGGATTAGCAATCATAGCACGGCTGGTTAAAATAGCCAGGACGTCACCTGTTTCCTTTTGATTTAGTCCCGCTTCGGTCAATTCATTTCTAAAAGTATCAACTGCAGTTCTAAATTCCTCGTCGTTCTCCAACGCTTTTTTATAAGCGCTTTGGAGAGCTTTTTTATTTCTGGCGCGTTCTTCTGTATAACCGCCCTGTTCAAAAGCTACGTTATTGCTTACAGCCTGGAAAAAGCCAGGATTTTGAGCCTCTGCCGCACAATACGTACCCATTGGCATTTCAATATCCTCACCACGAACAGCAGCAGCCTGCAGTTCAGAAACCTCTATACCAAAGGTATCTTTTACATCCAGGTTAGGATTTGCCTGCGCATATGTAAAAAGGGTTTCAGCATCTACATAAGCCTTTTCTTCTGTCGTTTGGTTCAGTACTAGTTTGCTGGCGGTAATATCTACGTCCTTACTGTTTTTCATCGTTTCCGCAGTACGTACAGCCTGCTCCTGCATAACTCTATTTGCATTACGGTCTACGGCAATGCTTACCGAACCTCCAAGACCACCAAACACCGCACCAATAGCACCGGAATAAGCGCCTCTTTTAGTGATTTCTCCAAATTCCTGATAAAATTTAAGTATTTGCTCTTGAGTGGAAAGATTCGCATTTTTAGCCCATATTTCAGCAGCAGCATCCGGGTATTCCTGAATCCATTCAGTAATGCCTTCTGTCAACGCAGTTTTTAAAACTTCTTTTGCTTTACCGCCCATAGTTGCAATTTTAGCGGCTCTTGCTCCTGCTCCCATGACTTTGCCCAAGCCCACTTTTTCAAGAGCAGACTGTGCAACAGCGTTTAACGACGCCGCAGCTCTGGCCCTGTCATTAGATACCCCAGCTTCAGTAAGGTCTAAATATTGTCCGCCTGCAATCTGACTGCCCATAAAGGCAGCAGCACTCCAGCCGCCAGTACTGATTGCAACGCCGACCTGTGCCGCTAATTGTGGTGCATTCTGCAGTAAGTCATAATAAAACTGGCCTGCCGCAGTTTCAGCCTTTACTTCTTCTGGCTTAAATATTTCACTGCCACCAATGCGTTTAGCTTCAGTACCAATAGTTTTTAGCTTATCTCCACCGACAGCATACAAAAGCCGTCCTATTGTATCTGCGCTAAAAACCTTGGATTCCGTTGTCAAGTCAACATCTTTTTTATCTGCACCCAAATCAGCAAGCAGTGCAACTGCACCATAACCGCTGCGAGCAACATTCTTAAAACCATTTTTCAGCGCTGTAATACTTTTCCAGTTATTTTCTTGCTCGCCCCAAAATTCTGCAGCTTTAGTACCGGCAATGCTCATAAGCACAGGGTCTTTTAACGCCTCTGCTGTTCTTGGTGCGATCTTCTCATATTTATTCCAGTCATAATCAAAGTTTTTAGGTAAATAATAATCAGGATTACGAGCTGCCATTTGAAGCGATATATTATTTGCATTAGCTCCTTGTAATGCTTTAGTCTTTAAATCGTCTGGTATAAACTTTCCTGCCGCTGCTACATCGTACAATACAGACCTTGCCATATTACCACTCCTCGTTAATTTCTCCTCTTAATGCCGCTAAGTGACGTTGTTTGATAGATTCAATAGCATCACTGAAATTCATTGCCGCCAAACCAGTACGCTCACTGGCGCCCCAATCACTGAACCATGGAGTACTTTCATTTTGCTGTACTGCCGTATTACTCTGCTGCGGAATATCCAGCAAATGCGGTGCAGCATCTACACCATCACGAACTGCCATAGCCGCAATTTGCTTATTGAGTTCTTGAATATCCATCGGACTATTATAAACCGTAGCATATTGAAGCGCTGAAATCTGATATTTATCATTCGGGTTTATGGATTCAAAGATTGTTTTTGCCTGTCCCAAATCAATATTATTGCCGTTCTGTATCTGATAAGCATCTATATAAGGATAAATCTTAGGAGATAGACTGCTCTTTAACGAACCCCATTCACGCTGTTTGCTATTATAATTTTTAAAAATAGCTTTATTCTGCAAAATTCCCGGTTTATCCTTTGTTCCATACAATACACCATATCCAGCGTCGTATCTTTTCTGAGGATCAGTTTTATCTTCTATTGCATTATCCAAGTAAATTTGAGCTTCTCCTCTTTCCACTGGATCAGAAAGTGCTTCATTGATCATAGTAGCTAACTGTTTATCAATATCCTTATTTCTTGGATCTTGATTTCTAGCAAAAGCCAATAACCTGCTTCTATCTGCTTCACCCAAGACTGTTGCGTTTTGGTTGATTAATGATACTGCTTCGGCTGGTGTTACAGTGCTATTCGTAATTGCATCCTTGATTGATTTATAAATGCCACTATTAGATACCGCAGCGGCAGCTTTTGTCTGAATGCCTATTAAATCATCACCGAATTTTAATAGCGTCCGTTCTACGTCTGCATCTCCACCAGAAGCACTAAAAACCATATTTCTCATATCCTGCGAATCAATAATACCTGTTTTAAAATTGTCCCATAATCTTTGTTCTATATTTTTTATGATCATATTTTGCTGATTAGCTTTAATGGATTTATTAATATTTACCTGTTGCACATAATTGTTCCAGGCCTTCTGCTTATCTTCTAATGTAGGAGCAGCACTTATAGGATGAGCAAACCCTAAAACTTTATAATGATCTAAATCAAGTTTCGCTGTTCCGTGCGAACCAGCTTGAATAACTTTCCCTGTAGATTTTTCATAAATACCAACATGATCACTGTCATCATTACCTTCCCAGTCCCAATAAACAATGTCACCATTTCGAAGCTGATTCTGTTGGGTAAAAAACACTCCATTTTTCTTTGCATCTTCCATATTGGTTGGTGCCCACGTATTTCCTTCTTTAGCCCCGCCTGCTTTCAACCAACGATTAACGCCTACAGTACACTGATTTTCACCAAAATTCTTACCTATATCACCATTGGCTGCTTTTAAAATTGCATTTGTATCTATTTCATTAGAAAAATTATCGCCAAAGATATAATCACGTGCAGCGCCTTCATCCTCACCAAAAGTAGCATAAAGGTTCTGTCCCATGTTAAACAGCCGTTCTTCTTGTTTACGAGCATAAACATTTTTAGCATAGGCACTCGTTACGCCCGGATCCATATAAGGACCATATTTTTCAACATAAGCTTCGGCCGTATTTATATCGCCATTAGCATAACTTCTGTCTATCAACGCCTGACCTAATACTCCAGTCCATTTTCTATACTCTAAATCAAGCCTTTCTCTTCCATATGTTCCATATCTGGAATTTATGGCGTAATCAATTTCTTTTTGTACATCGGCTATAACTGCAGGGTCATTAGGAGATAAAACAGCCTTTTGAACAGAACTATTTATAGAATTAGCAAAAGTAGTATTCTGCCAAGCTTCAAACTGCTGCGCTCTGTATTGCCCCAAAACTCTGCGATTAGCATTATCAGTTTGCTGGGTGCTGTAATCAAATAACATAGCACCTTTGCCGTACTTTACGCTTTGAGGACTTTGAGCCATAAGTTCGCTGCGTATCTTTCTTTCACCAGCTTCATACTCACCGACAATGTCAAGAGCACCTTTTTCTTTTTTCTGCATCAACTGCATTCTTAGATCGTTAGTACGTTTTACATACTCATTATTAGCTTGCAGAACGTCGGTTCTTATGATCTGCTCTCTTACCTGCTCAACACCGGCCTGAATAATTCTACCAGTCTGAGATGATTCTCTTGCAACAGCCTGCTGCCCACTGTTATCATAGCGGACATTAGATACTTTACTTGCCGGCGCTCCTAACTGCGCACCTACTTGAAAAATGTCGATTGCCATATTCTAGCCTCCTTTTGGGTATAGAAAAAGCGCTTTAACAAATTGTTAAGCGCTTAAAGGTGTGTTATAATGTTGTCCGAGATAGTTTGATAGTCGGATTCTCTCCCTGTCAAGGGAGGTGATAGCATGACTGTATACGAAGCATTATCTTTGATGGTAACCTTTGGTACACTCGTTGCTATCATTTTGTCTAAAAGTAAATAATTTTACTTATATAAGACAAAAGACCCACTAACGGTGTAGTCGGCCTTTTCTTCAAGTTTTAACTTATTCAGGAGAGAGCTGACACGCCAATATCAAGCTATCTCTTTTTGTTTATTATATAATACATTTCGTACTAATGCAAGTACAGTCCGTATTACTTAACTATGCTCTCTTTATCAACTCACTTTAGAAGTAAGTTTTCGGCTTCATCGGGAAATAACTGTAATTGCCTTGTCTATAGCCAGTTCCACTACTGTTGAATTGATATGTAGCACCTGTTGTTACACTAGGAGTTGAAGAACTAGAGGAAGCACCTTGCTTTCCTGCGCTCTTAGGACTGTATAAACTACCTGCAAGGGATAACCCACTCATAAGCATATTATTCATAAGTGCACGCTTACCGGCTTTACGGTAATTGCGTGCATTTTGATTATAGATATCACGTTGATTAACAAGGTCAGTAGACTGCTGAAAAATATTCTCAACGCCTTGCCTTGAGTTATAGCGTTCGATAGCAAGCTCTGTTTCCATATTATACGCACTGTCAGCTAAAGCGTTTGCCGCACTGCCTGAAGCTGTTATACCGGAAGCACCTATATTAGCCCTCTGCTGGCTTAACATAGCATTCATACGACGGCGTTTGTTTTCTTCGTTGATAGTATTTGACTTAGACTGTTCTTCAGCCTGCGCCTGCAGTTTATCTGCGTTCTGATTCGCTATCTGAGCATTTACCTCTGCCTGTTGAGCGGCAGCGTTATATTGCTGCTGCTGCGCTCTGCCCGAAATAAAGCCACCCAAAAGAGTGGCTCCTATTGTTGCTGCTATGCCCATTATTCATCATCCTTTCTAAACTCAAAAAAGTGATGCGGCAGATTATAAACTCCATGTGGCGCTGGTTCATGTATTTCTGCGCCAAGCCATTTAAGCCAACGCATTATATTATCATTTCCAACATTTACCCAGTTATATAACCTGTCGTATCTCTTTAAAAGCCCTCTTACAGCCTTTTTAGTCTGCCTTCCGACAAATACCTTATGGTTCTCCGTTTCCTTCGTCATAAGCAGCCATACGCGCCCCTCGTCGCTCATTATCGAAGCTTTTCTCACTCCATATACAGCAGCGGGTACGCCGTTGATATGCAGGCCGCCGATTTCATCACTGTGCTTCAATCCATCCAAAATATCATCAAGAGCGTTAGGGCCAATAGCACAAAATAGCTCACTGTAATTATCTGGTTTAAGATTAGCCGCTATATACTCAGCATCTGCCCTTGTGGGCTTTACAAATTCATACTTTGCCATAATACACCTTACCCTTCTATTTCCGGAATCAAAGATAATACAGTCATCGGCAGCGGGTCAGGCTGTTTAATTATTATCTGCTGAGTTTCATCATAAGTAGCAGACTTGATCGTTACTTTAAACTTGCCTGTTTGCAAACTAATCGGTTCCCCATAGGCTTCATTACTGCGCCATTTAAATTCATTTAACTCATTCTCCTTCATTCCAAACAATCCACCACGGCTATCTTTAAGTAATAATGTAACTGTAGCAATTCGTTTCTTCCGACTTAAATATGTGCCATCTTGAGCTGTAAAATCTATAGGCAGTGTTTTTATTTCCGCATCTATAGGCAGCCCTACATGAACCTTCTTATATTTATTTCCAAGAAGAACCTTGCCGTTTTCTACAGTTCGCTTAGGAAGTACATTTCCATCTGCCAATATAGCCACAGTATACCCTTCTAAATGCTCAAGACCTGATATTTCATCGGTCGGCTCTCCTTCATAGGTTATCCCACTATCGACGAAAAACTGATCCTCTACATTAGTACTTTTATCACGGCTTTCCATTATTTCCACATAATACTGCCCGCCACGCTCAATTACTGCATATAACTTATCTTCTGTTGACCCTCCGATATTACATACACTAACAAACTTCCCGCCTGCCGTGGTATGCTGGTGCCATGCGTAGATATCCTGTTCCTTTATGTAGGTAAGCCCTAACAGCAAACCATCATCACGCACACACCAAACAATACTGTTAGGTATCTGCTGATAGGTCATAGATATTATTTTATGCCCTTCAAACAAGTGCGAAGCCAATAAATTTAAATCATCACCGGTATATTTATCAACATCATAGCTGTAAGCAAGGTCACGTATGATATTGCCCTGGTGCTGCACATAAATAATCCTGCTGCCGATAGTGACAGGATTAACATCTGACACACCCCTATATTCCTGTGGTTGACTTAAAACATTGCTTCCTGTAATGGCTTTGCCGCCGCCACTTACTTTAAATTCTCCGCCGGCTGTTAACAGCAGCATTTCACCAAAAGCTATAATTGCCTTAATGCCATTCATTTGTCCACCGTTTAAAGTGGCCGTAATTCCATCATCATCGGCAGATGGAATGCTTGTTCCAAAGTTATAATAGTCTCCTGTTTTACTTGTCCAGAATGTCTGCGGAAATCCTTTACTTCCCGCAAATACTAACCGGTCTTCATAAAAGCCTGTTGCAGAAGGATACCCTTTTTCACCATTCCAAGCAGCAAAAGCAAAATCGCGGGTTTCGTTTGTAGAAGCTAACTGTTTTTTTACAGTCCCTTTCACTACTGTAGGACTAACATATTCGGTGATCAATACATGGCCCGTATAATCTCCGCCAATGCTTTGAATGGTTATATAACCTCTCTGCTTCTCATTTTCACCACTCCAAACGCCTGTATTAAATTCAGTAGAAGTAACTCTGTAACTGGCAATACTTTCAGACGTGTTCTCCTCGGTCAAGCTATAATTCTGGCTTCTGTTCCCACTCTGTGTTCTTACATTTACCCATTGTAAAGAAACAGGATCATATTTTTCCAAACTAAAATTACCATCCCAAAAACCAAAACTTTCTACATAGACATTGGATTTCGGTAATACACTAACCTGCAAATTTCCGCCCGTACTGCTTGGTGTCCCCTTTTTATAATCTGTTTCTAAAAAGTGAGTTAGGGAAAAAAGGCTTCCTTCGTCACTTTTTGCAAAAATATCATCAGAAGCCGTCAAAGTTATATCACCATATACATCAGATGCTTTTACTGTTGTGTTATCACCAATAGACGCACTATATAAAATTTCTACCCAACCATTACCACCGCTGCCTGCTGTTCCGCCCCCCCAGTTAGTACCATTACCACCTGCACCGCCTGCACCATAGGAAGTACCATTGGCACCATCACTACCGCCAATCCATTCTCCTTCACTACTCGAGTAAGATGGTGTAGTAGCTCTGTATCCGCCGCCTCCACCTCTGGCAGAAATATTACCAAATGAAGAATTGCCTCCTGATTTTCCGCTAGTCTGACTGTCACTATATTTTACACCAACACCGCCTGCACCACCGGCGCCAACTATCACTTGATAGTCACTATTGCTGGTTACAGTCATTTTCCCTGTGAGCAGTTCGCCACTACCACCATTACCACCATATAAATATGGTCCATGGCTCATATGATTTCCTCCGCCACCGCCACCGCCTGCACCAGCAATTTTATATTCTATAGAATCTATTCCTGCTGGAATATGAACAGTGTATGTTCCCGGAGTAGTCCATTGCTGCGTTTTTGTAACGATATAAGCACTATTAAAATTAGAAGCATCAAAAGGTCCACCTGTAATATCCATTGCCTCAAAGCGCCAATCTAAACTTCCATATCTTGTAAGTGTCATTGGTGCATGTGCAGGATGAACAATGAAAAGCACGTCAGCACTCTGTGTATATTTTATTTTTGCAGCATCTTCTAAATCTTTATCAGTAAAAAAGTTTTCTATGCTATATGGTGTGCCATCTTCTTTAACAACAATACCACCATCTGTATAAAACTGGCATCTGCCAGCAGTAATTTCAACAATATAATTTTGATCTGTGCTGTACATAAATGGTATTAGCACAGCCTTTTTATTATTATAAGTCTGCGCTATGAACTTAAAGCCTGGTCTATTAGCAGCGCCACCATAACGCAGAACGAAAAAATTTCTTAAAACAGCAGCCCCGCTGTCATATTTAGCAATATCAGTACGTCCATACATAGACGGTGACAATTCACCGCCGGCAAAACTTGATTTTAATTGATAGAGTGCCATAATTATGCCCCCGTAAATCTTGCTGCCGCTAATCTGTCAATGTGCGGATCCAGCAAATGTTCTTCATCAGCGTCAGTAGAACTGGCTTCTGAAAAATAAGCGTTATAAGCCTGGATACACATCTGCGTTAAATCCAATTTGCCAGTCAACGCATAAGCAATTTCTGCAGCAAGCTTCCATCCAAAGGCTTCTACAAATTGAGCATCATACAAATCTGCGTCAGTAACATCTACAGTGTATTCAATCCAGGCATTGCCGATATTAGTATAAATAGCTTTCCCCTGTTTATCCGAAACGATTTTATATTGGTTATCCCTCGGCAGACCACAAAAATGTTCATTATACATCATTCTCAGGCATACTGCATCAGCAGGATAACGATATGCATACTTCCAGTTAGGAGGCACATCTTGAAGAGCAGCTAACTGTACACTTCTTGTAGCAAATGTCCAGGGGAATTTCCTTAATACGGCCTGTCTAACATAGTCATAGCAGCGACGGCATACTCGTGCCGGTTCGCTGGCTTCGTCAAGTCGTTCTATTGTAGCTACGCCTATATGATTAAGTGCAATATTACAAATCTCAACCTTATCCATAATTTCACCTCTGTTATAAAGAAAGCCGGGGACATATGCCCCCGGCTGATTTAATCTTGCGCCAGTGCCACTAATTCATTAATAATAGCTTCCCTGGATTTCTGACTTGTTTTTATTCCCTGTTCTTTGGCCAATTCTTTTAAATCATTAAAGTTCATTGCTTCATATTGGAGATAACGCGGATCGTCATTACCGGAAGATACTGCTGCTGGTCTATTAAGTTTCACAAAATGTTCAGGAACCTTAATATTATCTGCAAGCGTTACAATATCATCACGTCTATACATACGACCCAAAGTAAAACAATTACGCTTTACTTTGTAAGTAGCCATTATAAAGTTACCTGAATGCCGTCAGTCATATAAGCAAAGACCTTGCCGCCCACAGCCTCACTAGCGGTGTAAACCAATCTAATATAACGATTACCATATTTGATTGGAGAAAAGAATTGTGCCACAGTACAAGCCCTTGTTTGAATCAGAGAATCAGGTACACTTACCTCAACCTCATCAGCAGGACTATCAAACCCCTCAGTTGCAGCAGATTGTACTTTAACCTTAGTAATCTTGCCGGAAGTCATTGGTGTGGTCAGTTTTACGTCAAAGTACAGCGGATGCATAAACCCGCCTGTACTTCCTAAATCAATAACACTGCTGTTTGCGTCTGTGCCGGTAACGGCCTGATTCTCAGACAGCAATAATTGAGCATCAATACGTGCCATTTTATATTCCTCCTTTTTAAACAAGCTGAGATTCAGTATTCAGAATAGCTGCGCAACGCTGGAACGGAACGCCCCAGAAATTAACAACAGGTTTTCCTTCAACTGTATCAATAGACAGCATAGTATTTTTGTCATTACGTGCAGCCTTAGCCATAAAAGCCTCAAACTGCTTATTGCAGAAGATCTGCAAATTGACATTATCAGGATTTTCAATCTGATAATAACCCTCGATCAATTTGTCGAAGATTGTAGTAGTAGCAGGATCTTTTAAATCAACATTGGCCAAACGCACAACATAACGAGGATCTTTAACTGCAAGGCCCATAGACCAATTATATTTACTAGTATGAGCAAAGAATACCTCGCCTTTATCATTTGTTACTTTTTGTTCACCCAAATACTTATAAGTAAAGCCTGCTGTATCGCCTTCTGGGAACAAGCCGTATACCTGCTGCTCTCCGAAGCCTACAAACCATACAGAAGTCAGATTATCACCTGTGCCGCCGCAATCAATGATTTGGTCTGCCCAAATATCTTCCTGATTGGTCTTACTGTAAAAATAAGCGCCTAAACCGGTGAATCCTGCAGGATTGATTTTCTCATCGCCATAGAAAAGCGTAGTCGCCATTTCTTGGTTCATTGCTTCAAGAAAGGCAGCATTCTCACTCATCATCCAAGAAGCCTGCATATTATTCTTTCGTGCAAGTTTTTCATCGATTTCAGCCAGCGCTTCCATCTCACCGCAAGTAAAAGATACTTGCTTAGTTTTAGACTTGCTCGGCTTAGTCCCGCGGTTAATCATTCTCCACGCTACTTCCGGCAGAGAATAACGCAATGTAGCTTCCTCATAGTCCTTAGAGTTACACATTTTGAACGGCATAATTTTTAAAATCTTATTTGTTTTGGTTTGCAGTTCAATAATTTTTTGATACTTTTTGTCGAACCCTTGACGAGACGCAAAGTCTTGAAGGGTTGCGAAACCTGTCAAATCTGGCATTATTTACCACTCCTTAATATTTTTATTTGAACCCGCCGCCGGAGAAAAACAACTCGGCGTCGCCCAGTTCCTTAGATTTAGGTGCTTGCCCATCAGGCGGTTGGTCTTCCATAAGCAAGCCTCCAATGTTTTGCAGCATTTTTTGTATTGCCGGATGATTGGCCACACCTGTATTTACAAGTACCTGCATAGCCTCACCACCGCCAAAAGTATTAACAGCTAATTTAGCAGCAGCAATGTTCTCACGAGAAATAAGACCCTGCTTTTGGCATTCAGCAGTCCAACCGTCTACAATTTCCTCCTGCTTATGCATAACGTCTAAAACTACTTTGCTATGCAAATCAATCAGCTTAGTAGCCTGCTCCTGAGTAAGCTTTGCGTCTTTAGCAATCGCTGTAAAATCAGCTTCCAGTTCAGGCGAAAGTTCCAGCCCTTCCTGTAGGTTGAACTCATATTTGTCAGGAACAGTAGGCTCTTGCACAGGATCATCAAATACATTTTTAGGTGTAGTTGCAGGGTCACCGTCACCTGCAGGCGTTGGCTCTCCACTCGGCTCAACTTCCGGAGCAGGTTCTGTTACAAACGGGTCGCCGGAAGGAGCAGGTTCACCGCCTCCACCAGCACCATCTGCTTCAAAAAACATTTGTGTAAACTTATTCATGTCTTACCTCCGCTATGTCGTTATCTACTTTAAAAAGGTCATCATCTTCTAAATCAGGAGGGTGTCTAGCGCTCTCTGCTTCATTACGCATCAGCATCTCTAAAGAATGTCCATCGTTCAGCATCCGGATATTCTTTAACAAATCAACGCCTACAGCACGTTTACCTGATAAGAAAGCATTGAAGTATGGCTCAGCTGAAAAAACCGCTGTTTCGACCTCTGTGCTTTCCAAAATGGCATAAATAAAACGCCGTCCGTTCTCGGTCCGCATAATAACGTCCAAGTCGTCCAGCGCTTGTTGTGCAAGCATATTCATTTTTTTATTTTTCATTAAATCCCGCCTCCCAGCAATTGATCTAATGCATTGCCACCATTAGCAGGTGTTTCACTCATCAACCTGGCCGCATCAGCATAATCCCTAACAGCAGGCGCAGCAGCAGCCATCTGTTCAGCTTGCATTTGTTCCTGCTGTGCCTGAGCACGTTGTTTGCGAAGTTCAGCTACTTCGTTTTCATCACGCACTATCTTTTCTTTGACACCGGTAGATTCTGCGAAACCTCGTACAGCTGCATCAAGATTGATGATATCAAGCACTTCAGGCTGAGCAGCAGCAAGATTACCAACAAATCCAACTGTACGCTCAATAGCAGGTATTTCAACCATTTTCTGAGCCTGGGCCAAGATAGAAATGAAGGATACTTTTAATTCGCTTTTGTCAATTTCCTCCGGCATAGGCGGAAACAACCCATGTCTCAAGCAAATATCAAAAGTGCGAAGCGTCATAGGTTCTAAAACCTCATTGTGCATTTGCTCAAGTACCGGGGACAACATCAGGAGCTTTTCTTCATGCCGCTCTGCAATCTCACGTGCAGTCATTTGAGGTCCATCCTGAGATGTAATCATCATAAACAAATCATTATAGAACGTTTCAGCTATCGACCGCCGTTTCTCCTCAGACAATGCTCCTATGCCTTCATAGGCCTTTGCTCTTGGGTCCACAAGTGGATAAGCCTGCTGTACAGTTCCATCAGGATAAAAATTTAGTCCTCCTGGCATTCTGTCAAGCTTCTTCATTGAAGCAGGAAATGCCATCGCCGGATCTGCAGCATTATCAATAGCCCTAAGTTTATTCTTCTCAATCTTCTGCAGCTGCATACAATCGCCCAAAGCATTATGTCCAGGTCCAGAGCCATATACACCATTTGCAATCAAGGTCCAGCGTGGCATGAGGAACGGGCATTCCCTAAAACCTGATATCTTCAGGAATTTGTCATTAGCACCTTTTTCATAGTGATATGAGCGCCAGGGGAAATTGCCTAAAGCCAATTTGTTAGGATCATAATCATCATTACGCTCTATAAGCATTTCAATATCAAAGTATGTTGTGATATTTCCGTTATTATAAGCAGATTTCACGCTTTCCGATACGTTATCAATACCATATTCTTTAACGATTTGGTCTGCGCTTAACCTGAAGCGTCTAGCGAACGTATAAACTCTTCCCCTTGCATCTACACCGCCAGCATATTCACCGCAGGTGTACGGCCTCATCCATATGCCATAATTGTAGTCTTCCAGCATCAGAGAAGCCCCTGTACCAAATTGAGCCATTTCAGCCTCAATCTGCTGCAGCATATTATAAGCATTGCTCTTAGAATAAATGCTGCTCATAATCTCCTGGCAATCATCTAACCACATCCTTACAGCGTGGTAATTAGCTTTTTCTTCATCTTGCAGACCAAGTTCAAACCAAGGCCTTGACGGCGATGTCAACCCGCTGTGGATACCAGCTGCACATTTACCAACTGCTTTTTGGGGATGTGGGTCTATAAGGTATTCGTCACGTCTATGCCCTTCTGTGCTTTGGATATCTTCTTCAAACCTGCCCCTTGTCGGATTTATATACCGGCTAAGCATCCTCCACGTTGGCTCATATTGGCTGCGCAATGTATAAAGCTGGGAGATAGTATGTTGTTTTCGTCTTAATTTATCGCTGTCAAACAGCATATCTTTGATATCCATAATCATTCTCCCAACAACATTTTCTTGACACTATCAGAAGTAAGTTGCCCACCAGTCTTATTGGTATAGCTTCTGCCACGAGCTTTAGAGAGTTTTTGAAGCAGGCTTTGTCTCTCTCCCTCTGTCGCACTATCAATAGTGGCCGCTGCTGTACTGCCAGGTGCGCTTTGTTTTATAGGCTCAACACTGCCACCTCCACCGCCGCCACCGTGTAACTGCATCATAATCTTATGCATAGTCTCACCTCCCTTCACATACCGGCAAACGGATCATACGACTGATACCTAACATCATCTGTATCAATGGGTACATATAATGGTCTAGCAAAAGTAAGTACAAAAGCATCTGCCAAATCTGGGCTTCTACCAAGCTTTTCTTTTATTTCCTTTTTTGGTTTAAGCATAATTCGAGAAGTTTTATCAGAAAATTTATATTCGACAACGCTTAATTCACTTTTAAATTCAGGAATATCCGGAATAGCACCGCCGCTTAATAACCAATCCCGGGCCTTGAAATACATTTCAGCCCTTATATTTTCAAACCTATTATGTTCCATAGCGTTGCTGCCAAAAGCGACTTCATAAACATTGTCATAGCCAAGTTGTCTTAATCTATCAATCACACCGGCGCCCATATTACCTACATCGATGAATACTATTTCTGGTCGATAATCTGCAATTGCTAAGATTACTCTGTCAACAACCTCTGTAACATTTAGCTCTCTATAAACTCTTGGCTTATGAAGCATTAACCCTTGACGAGCAAAAATAACAGTACTGTCATCGCCATATCTCGCTACATCCACACCTAAAACAGTTGGCATACCAATAACATCTCTAGAAACCAGCGTCCTATGTGCAGCCTCAGTTACAAGATCTATAGGTATTACAACTTCACTAGCAGAAGCAGTAAAATCACAATAAAGTTCTTGGCGAATCTCAATTTTTGTCATATCTTTCATCATTGATTTAAGCTCATCTTCGTCCAGGACACCACTTTCATCAGCTCTATAAAGACAGGTAAACCATTCTTCGCTGCGTTGAGCTTTTTGGTATATCTCATAAAACTGATTCTGTCCTTTAGGCGTTCCGATGAAATATGCGAACCCCTTACGATCAGCTAATGCCGGACGTATTACCTCGCCCCATAGTTCAGGCTTTATTTGAGCGTATTCATCAAGAACAACACCGTCCCAGTAAGTACCGCGAAGAGCATCAGGTTTATCTGCGCCTATAATATATATCCTTGCCCCAACAGCATTTTTATGCTTTGACGGCAGTTCTATAAACAGATCGCTTTCATTGACCTTTCTTCCTGGAATTGCGCTTGTGTAATATTTCAAGTAGTTCCATGCAATCATCTTAGCTTGGTTTCTAAATGGTGCCACGTATGCGAACTGAGGGCTTATAAGCGTATTCTTAATAGCGCTCTTACTCAATTCGTTTATCATCCCTACGGTCTTGCCATAACGTCTGTGCGCTACTATAACAGCAAAACGATATTTATCAAGCGCAGGATGAATTACATCTTTCCAAAGAGGTCTTGGTTTGTATGGTATAGTTATTACTTTCAACCGTCATCACCAGCCCAGCGGAATGTAATAGGTTCTCCATCTTTGCCGCTGACCTCACGTTTCTCAACAAACGCTGCTATTGATTTTCCGTATAGCTCAGATGCTTTAAGCCTATTATTCATACGCTCTCCTTTATCGTCTATCACTTCTAGCCAGAACTTCCTTAATTTGCTAAGTTCATCTATGATATCTTTCTGTTCATCTGCGATTTTTTCTTCAGTAACAGTTTGAAGCTCTGCTACCCTGTCAACAATGTGCGCCTTTGTTAACAGCCTTGACGCAGCCTGCCTAGCGCTTTTCGCTGAATATCCTGCATCTTTGGCTGCCTGCTCTTGCGTTTTCCCACCTACAGCCATAAGCCGACAAAACTTCTCCTGCCTTGGATCTTTTAATGCAGCCATCTCTCCTCACCACCTTTGCAAATAAAAAAGCACCTAACCGAAGTTAAGTGCCTTTATATTAAGTTTTATGCTAAATTTTGATATATATTGCCGTGTTTTATCAACTTTTTAACGCCGAATTATTCATGTAGACTAACGTATATTCTTATTCCAATCTGTAGACAGTTCCACAGCTATAGTTCCTTCAAATGGATACGTTTCCACTTTATCTACAGGAACAAGTTCACAATCATAATCATGCATCACTAGTGCATCTTGGGGCATTTCCTTGAGCTTTTCTATTAGTTCTTTTACTAGCATTTAATCACACTCCAATAAATAAGCCGCTGTATTACCCCAACGGCAGGGCAGTGTCCAAGCGCTAAGCTTGAACGTTTCACCTTTGCAGGTTATCCCGTTACTAGGCTTCCCTGCGATGTTTTGATACTACCAGTGCGGCCGCTGCAAGCCGCACGGTAGGTGCTATGGGTAGTTATCCGCATCATTCATACGATAAATTGCAGCTATCATATGCCATCATACGGCGAACGCCATAGCCGATATATTAGCATACGGTTTGCCACTTGCTCGGATAGTGAGCGGGTTACTGCGTATGCGTTATATCAAAATAAGCGATTTTTGATAAGTGGCTTTTCCCTACTTATCAAAATCCATGCTTTTTGATAAATCATTTAAAAGCCCTCAGCCGCAGCTTTTGACCCCAACTACTCGCCCGCAGGCTTTCGTTAATCCTCAACAACATGATCTGATACATCATGCTTGCAACTAAGGCAAATACTACAGAACATTCCCTGTGTCGCAAGGTCGGTACAGTCACATTTAGAACAATGATAGCCCCAATGGTGTGTAACTGGTATTGCAACGCAGATTGCTAATGCTATCAGTATGCCTATAACTTTCTTCATTTCTTACTCCATCCTGTAAGCCTACTTACTTATAATACTATTTTAACTCATCAGAACAGGTAATTTGTCGGAAACTTTTTTATTTTATCAAACCTTTTTTCAATGCCAAACCAACAGCATCCCGGAGAAACTCCTTACGAAATTCATAGCAGGTATCTCTATTTACGCCGGTTAATTCTGCAATTATTTTCATCGGCTTCCTTTTTTCATATTTTTGATACATAACTTTACCAGTAAGCTGGTTCTCATGTATCTTATAGGTTTCTGCGACAACTTCAAGCCATAGCTCCGGGTTCATTATTATCGACTGATATGGTCCATATCCAAACGATATCATACGTACTGGCTCAATGTTTTTTAATGCTGCTGTTTCTGTTGGATTACTGATAAAAGCATGACCCCCACCGCCCGTATGCCCTTTCCTTGCAGTACGCTGCTCTTTTTCTTCATCAACAACTTTTTGTATTTGCTTACGATCCCAAAAGTACCGCTCTACATGCTTAATATACTGTTCTATTAGCATATCAGTCTCCTTCTAGCTTTGCTTTCTAAATCGCCTAAAATAATTCTTCCAAGGATTTATTCTGTCTTCTACGAGTTGGCTCAAAATAGCCTCCTCAAACTCTTCGTGTTCATGTTCTCGAACAACCCAATATTCTTGTACCCATTCTCTCGTACCATCTGCACTTTCAAGTAAATATAAGATACCTTTAGAATCTAATTTAATACCAAGTACTTTACGTTCTCCCTTAGGCCCATGTACATTATCACCTATATTAAACTTGCTTTCTATTGTTAATAACATTTGTATCGCCCTTCTTATCTGATAGATTTATTGTAAAAATACTAAACCTTCTTAAAACTAATATAAACAAAAACGTTAATATCCAATGTTCATATACAAATTCAAATATCCATTTTATTAGATCAGGATAATTCATGTCTTAACTCCTTAATCATCACATATAGCTTGGCCGCAGTATTTACAATAACGAACATTGTTAGAAAATTTACTTTCAAGCCAGCGTCTATTTGAAAGCATATTTTCAACCCAATTTATCAAATCATTTTTATCGTAATACCATCGGATCGTTCCGCATACGTTCACCGCGTTCGCCGTTACGTATTCTTTGGCATGATCTATAAGGTATTGATAAATCTTTCCATAAAGCTTTCCTTCGTTAAACTTTCCATCGGTCAGCTTTCTTTCCATGCACGCCCTGATTTCTTTACCTGCCATAACACCAGATATATAACCTCGCTTCTTTAATTCTTTTATTTTAATATCACATGCGCTCATTCTTCTTCACCTTCCTTACCGTCCATAATAGCCCCACAGTTATAACAATAATGCTGTTCAGTAATATCCAACCCGCCGCCAAATACATCTGTTGCGGCATATGCGTTGCAATTAGAACAGTAGTAAGCACCGCCACCTTCCCAACGTCCATGCTTACGTTCTTCTACAACTGGTATTGTATCAAGCCTATCAGCAGCACTTTGATAACCACTTCTAATGCCGTCGAAAAACTCACCCCAACCGTGTATATCTCCAACCATTCTTAATAACTCAGCTTTCGCCTTATCAGTGTCTATTAATCTCATAATCTATTCACTCTCACTTTTAAGCCAATGTTTTATACCAGTTTCACATGGCATTTTTTTGCAGTTTTCATCGCCTTGTCTGTAAACACATATTTTATGACACGTATTTCTGCCTGCTGCCTCAACAAATGCTGCCATTTCTTCAAGGCTCATAGCTTTAATTCTTTCGTAGTTAGTCATTTCAACCATCCTACGAGGAATTTTATTCCAAATAACATAAGTGTTATAGCCCCTATAGTGTGAGTAATGACATATAAGCGGCTATGTCTGTCACTGCTGTCAGTCAGAAGTACCAATATAGACCAAAGAGCTGACGCTATAGTCACAGTAATAGATGCTGTAACGACACAATTCATTAGTAAATAAATAACATCCATGATATTCATTGTTCTTTACACTCCTTGATCTCAATTAATGGGCAATATGTATGTCTACCGCTTTCTAAAACCTTAAAATTCTCTCGTACGCCCTCGATATCTATACAAAGAATATTAGGCACTAATGCTTTGCCATCAACTTGACAATACTGCCCACTTTCATCTATAAAAGGACACTTTAAGCAATTCTTAGGCATATCCATTTCTTTAATTGCTATCATATTTTTCTAGCTCCGTTCTGTCAGGCCAAGTAATCCTACGCGATTTAAACTTAGTTGGCATAGACATAACAGTAAGCTGAATACAGTTACTACATTCTGGGGTTTCGCTCAACTCACTGTCCTTTCTGTTATTAATGCATAAATAACAATAGTCTAAGTATTTCATTTTTTATTCCTCCATTCTTACCCAACGTTTTTTGTCCTTAGGCATAAATTCAGAAGGTCTAGCAAAACTGTATTTCTCATTAGGCTTACAGTTACCACAAATAAAACTTCCTAGGCATTTACACTCATGGCACCAGCCTACGTACTTGATTTCAGGTTTTTTCATAATTTACACCGCCTTTCTACATTCGTCACACAAATAGTCAAACTTTCCCAAAGTACCTTCCGGATACTCACTATCAACGTCGATACGCCTTCCGCACTTGCAGCACTCACAAAACCACCCGTTTTCAAAGTAGACCTTTAACGGAAGATTATTGATACTGCCGTATTCGTCCGCCCACGGTAATCGGCTAACGTTGGCATCTAAAAAATCAATATCCAATTCGCTAGCCCCTTCTCGTTTTGCTTGACCTCTTGTTTTTCCGTATACAATAACGGCGTATCCATCACCGTCACGCTCCTTACAGCAATACGCTTTCATCTACTCCACCGCCTAATCTATATTCTTAAAACTCCCTAGCTTGTATCCGGATTTTCTGTATCCGAATTTTCGGTATCCGTTTGGAGAACATTCAAAGCTGGTTATATCTTCAATGCGAAATGCCTTATCGCAATGGGGGCAACATGGCAAGTTTTCGCCTCTTCTGCCTATCTGCTTTTCTAAGTCTTTTAACGACCGTTTCCATGGTCGGTACTTTCTCCCTATTTCCCATGCACGACGGATACACTTCACAACATATTCTCTTTCCTCATATAGAGTTTCCCATGTTTTAGCAAGCATCTCTAGCGCAATAATTGGGTCTATTATGTTACCGCAATGGTCGCAATAAAGCAGTCTATTTTCGCTGTCTAACACCAGTTTTAGGGGCTTGTTATCGCTTGACCGAAAATTATTGTAGCATTTACATCTAACGCCCTTTTTTACTTTGTCAATAGGTTTAATTTGCACAATTTTTTGTGTGATTTTGTCCACTACTCCACCGCCTTTACATTCTATTTGCCGTATACCACTTCATACATCCTATCCGCAGCAGTTCGTATAGTTTTTGTTCTGTTATCGGCTTTATATTCCGCCTGGTTTTTGGGTCGCGCAGTATTCTTGCACATCTCCCTTGAAAATCCCTGACGGCCATTATTCCAGCATCAGAATCCAATAATATTTGGTTAATCTCTGTGCTGTTTTCTTGGTACAGCTCATGCGGGAAAGCGTAGTAAAAATTTCTTACTATGTCGCTATTGTGGTAGATTTTCTTTTTTAAATCGGCCTTAAAATCGGCCATACTGATTTTAATTTCTACTTCTGTGCAATATCTTTTAGGCGTTATATAAAGCAAATCTGCTTCATAGTGACCAACCCTACCAACGGTCAACAGTATATTAGGCAAGACTATGTTGCCATTGATCAAACCAAATTGATAGGCAATACGCTTTTGCAGTTCAGCTTCAGTCAATCAGTATCATCTCCTATTCTTCCCTGAAATCAATGTCTGGGTACTTATAAAGCAGCATTTTCTTTTTGATCATATACACCTGTGTCCTCATGCCCTTGGTGTCAACATAATAAACGTGGCCGCTGGCTTCCGTAACTCTGAAATCAGCCTTGTAAATAATCGGCCTTATCTTTTTACCTGCGACCTCGTAGCCGGGCTGTAAAACGAATTCAGGCTGTAATTCAATGCTTTTTACTGCACCGGTACGCTGCTGCCAAAGTAGGTCCTCATAATATTTTGCTTCTTTCCTGCTATCAAAGCGAATCCCGTCAACCTCAGTTATTGCATTACCATATTTCAGCGCAGGTACAGCCCCGGGTAAATTCGCCGGCGCCGTTACGCTGTCCGAACGTATTTTACTTACAAGGTGTGCCGGCAGTTCATTCCACGTCGTCATTGGTACATCGCCAAGGCATCTTCAAGCTCTTTCTTCTCTCTCCGATACCGAGCCACTTTCCCGCCGAGCTGCCATAGGAAACCTGCAGCAAAGATAAATAATAATGTGTATACTGCTTCACGCTTCATTTTCTACCTCCACAATTGCCGCGAACACAAGATATACCTGCTGCGGCACACAACCATTACCTAACGCCTTTAGTCGTTTCGCCCTGTTTTTTTGCCCAACTATTACTCTTGGCGGTTCATATGCGTATTGCTCTATATTTATTGCAGCAGGCCAGCTCTGCCAACTTTCAATATCCTCTTTTGCTACATTGATGTCAGTCCAGCCTATAGGCAATCCCATTAAAAGCTCTACCCAATCAGCGTTTAGATTACCTGGTTTTTCTTCTTTTTTTATAACAACACCATCCAGATAATTTCTATCTGCATTACGTTCAATACTCGCACAGCCATATGATCCGCTGTTTCCTTCTCTTGCTCTTGGTGTCGGCCAATTTACCGCCTGACTTAAATTAACGCTGTGCATCTTCTTAACTGCTGTATCTAATCCATCACCTGATGTAGCACTCGCACCTTTACGATTGTAATTACCACATACACTCGCGGTAGGCCACAATGAAAACTCGCTCTCGTTTGTGTGGCGCTCCAACATCGGCAGCTCCATAGCATGACCATCCAACACGATACCCCATTTCGG